AAAATAAAAAATATAATAATCCTGATTTTTTCATCTCCTGGAGTGTTACGCTTGATGGAAAAATTGAATACTGGGTTAGGTTTTCTATGACAGATGATGAAGATGAGGACTACACTGATTATGTGCAAGTTACTGGTGACAACCTAGAAGTTGCCCTAGGTAAGATTGTTGAATATATAAAGAGTGGAAAACATTATAGCGATGGGAGATATCTATGAAGAAAATGAAGTCTAATATTGATTGGTCCTCAGTAGGCATTCTCGTAGTGATATTCTTACCAGTTGTCGTTCTATTCCTGTTTAGTGCTTGGCAACTTCAAATGTTCGAAGAGGCTCAAAACAAGAACGCTGAAGCTCGTTGCAAAACAGTTGGTGGCGAGATGGGCTATTCGAAATGTTATAAAAATGGAAAGGAGATCTAAATGACCGATTACATCACAACAGAAGAGCTTATGCGTCAGGTGGAGAAGCTGGGATTTACATGTAGGAAGGGTGCATTTCGCCTATTTGTGGAAGATAATAATTGTACAATTGCTAATGTTAGTCTTAATCAGCCACTCCAAGTAGACACATGTTATGACAGTCTAAACCATAAGAACCCCACACATGTAACTCTCTATGAGCTTATGAACCGTTATGCCCGTACCCCATTAGACAAGCGTGAAACAGAAAAAAGGTATCGCTTACGATTAGATATTGACGATGAGATTAACATTTTTGATGGAAATTATAGATATCTTACTAAAAAGGATAATTATTATTGTTTATCACTATCACATTTAAGCGGGTACTACAAAGATTATCAAAATACATTCACCCAAACTGAAATTGATGAAATGGGTGATGTCACTCGTGGCTTTGTGAAGGAGGAAGTATGAAAATCTATAATGTCGGTAAAGACCCATTAGGTGAATACGATTTAGAATATTTAGACGAAAGAATTTATGAGTATTTCATCTATAACTATGAAGGTTATATATATAGTGGAAATGGTGCGGCAATCCTTAAAGATAACAACGGTAAGTTTATGTTCATAGAATTAGGTCATTGCAGTTGTTATGGTCCAATCGAGGAGCGTAACCCGAAATGTATTTATTCGCTAGATGAAATAATTAAGCTGTTAGCTAAACGCTGTCAAGATAAATGGAATAAAGAGTACGCTGAAGATGTTGCTGAAAAGCTTAAGGAATTGGAAGGGTTAAAATGAAAAGCTATAACAATGGAATGTAGGAAAGGAAGTCTAATCTAATGCGTAATATTAAGTTCAGAGTCTGGAATAATTCGTCAAAAGAATATATTTCAAATAACTTCGTGTATATGTCACCGAATGGAGAGCTTTTATTCGTACCTATTCTATCTAAGCCCAATCTCTATAAACAGGTTTCCGACATACTGGGCGGTGAGAATATTGTCGAACAATGGACAGGACTGAAGGATAAGAATGATAAAGCTATTTATGAGGGCGATATCATCTTTCAGAAGCCACTAAGTAAAAACTCGATTGGCTGGGCAGGCAAGATTATTTTCAAACAAGGTGCATTTATGGCTGAAGTTTACGAAAGAGGAAAAATTGTTATGTACCTATTCTTGAGTGATTTCAATCCAGAAAAAACTTGCGAAGTAATAGGTAATATCCACGAAACAAATGTAAATGATTTACAATAAAGATTTATCTTAATTAACAATAGAAAGGAGTTCTTATGTGGAGATTATGGCATAAATTGTTCGGATGGGATTATATTCAATGGAACCTGGGTCTGGGTACACACGGCATTAGACGAATACGAGTAGCTCCAAATGGACTTGTCTATTTTATATGTCTAGGTGAAATTATTAATTTAGCCGAACCAGAATACCATAAAATTACATACTTAACCTGTTCGAAAGATAAATATATCAAGTAATTAATATCGATTAAATAACTAAATCACGATAATTGCCGCTATTCTTTAACAGGAAAACGGCAATATTTTTATTGTAAATTTTACACCATTTTTATTGGAAAAAGTATTGCAATTTGTATACACTTTATATATAATATAGATAGTTAGATAAGAAGCAGTATAGCAACAATATCTAACCACAATATCATATTAAAGAAAGGGCAAAGTAAATAATATGAAACTACAAGGTACAAAGAATGAATATCAGCACGCATTTTTATGGCGAGAAGCTAGCACAGGTCTATACAACGTAAGATGGCAACTAGATGACGGTGACATTATTCGTTACTGGGAGCGTAAAGGTAATGGCTGGTTGGAATTTAAAACAGCTGCTGAGGCTCGTAAAAAATACAATGAAATTAAAAAAATAATTGAAGGCTAAATAATTAAAGGAAATATTGCAATGATTATTTACGAACGTCAATTAAAGCAACAGGTTCATTTACTTAAAGAATTAGGTAAGCAAGAATATAAAGGTGAAGAAGAGCAAGCTTGTTATTCACGATTCTATCACCAAACGGCCAATCTATTAAAAGAATATTTACACAATCATTTTAATAATATAAAAGCCTATAAGTATTGGACTGACGGCGATCGAGTTTTGACCCTATTCGATGGAAACCACGACAAGCAAATCGATATAATACTAGGTCGATAATTTTAATAAATACCTGCCCCGCCCGAGGCATAAATCGGGCAGAAGGAGGATTATATGAGAAAATTGACAAGGTTAATGCGAATTGAAGAAAGTCTAGTTAATGAAATTGAAGTGCTTGCAAAAGAGATGCACGCATCTGTAACGTGGACAACGGAGTACTTGTTAAGGCAACAACTTGCACAGATCGCAAAAGAGAATAACACTGAAGATAATAATTAAGGTGTGAAAGGAGAAATGACAATGAATATTAAGCGAAATGACAAGGCATTTTTCTATCAGACTAGCCTTGTACAATTCAGAGCAATTAATGTTCTCTTGAATGCAATTACTTCGTTAGCGATACATAATCTTGACACCTTCGATCGAGAACTTGAAGAATTAAACCAGCTGGAAAGAATGCTATTAGATTTGAAGAATAAGTATCAGAATCGTCTTAACGAAGAATAAAGAAATTAGGGGTGTATAAAATGAAAGATAAGAGTATAGATTTCATAGTGTTGGTGGGCGTTGTAGGATTGGTGTTTCTTGTGAGCAATTCCTATACTTTATTCAGAGCCGCGGTATTGTTTCTGTTGGTAACGATTATTTACCAATTAGAAAGAAGAGTTGAAAAATAGCCTCTATTTTTGTATAATAAATATATAAATATGGAGGGGTAAAGTGATAGGACAGGAAATATTCCAGACACAAGAAGAGAAAGAACGTATTGAACGACTTGAGAAATATATTGTCAAAGTCGATGAATCTCTAGGTAAAATAGCTGAGGAGCTCAAAGAGTACGGACAAGTTTCCTATATGAGTGAACAAGACATTCAACGCGAATTAAGTACCCTACCTGATTTAATTGCTGACGCTAATTTACTACTATCTAAAATACAACGAGCCTACGATTACGCAAAAGATGATTCTAAACGCCAGATAGCTAAATTGTGGGGTCAATGCACTAAACGTAAAGACATTCTAGGATTAAATAATCAAAAGGAACAAGAGGCTTGGGTTATTCAGAACGAAGAGTATGTACGAGTAGTGAGGATTGAGATTGAATGGAAATACCAAGTTCAGAGAGCCAAGTCAATTGTTGATAGATATGAGAATAAGTTTGCCTCAGCACGTAAGTTGGCTAACTTAATTGAAAAGGATCAAACTAATAACTATAGAAGAGAATCGTATGGAGGTCAATCATGAAAATTATTACAAATTTACTATTATTTCTATTCTTTGGAGTTATCGCTTATTTAACAATAACTAATGAGAGTTTCTTTAAGGGTATAATAGTTATTACATTAATTATAATTACTCTCGGAGTATGTGCTATTTTATCTGAATTAGGTAAGAATGAAGATAAGAAATGATATTTTCATTAAAGGTGAATAGTTTATGGTAAAGACTAAACTACAGAAACAACTCAACAAGTTAGTTAAAGATGGATATATTCGTGTTCAAAGACATCCACAATTACCATTGAGTATTTATACATATACACAGAAAACTGAGGTTGAAAGAAATTGGATTCCAGAAACTCGAATGGCAAGAGGGTTAGTCTTAGATGATTCAGGACGAATAGTTATAAATTGCGTTCCGAAGTTTTTCAATATAGAACAACCTGGAGCAGAAGAAGTAGCTTTCGAGGATTGTTATATCACGGCTAAAGAAGACGGTTATATGATTCAGATTATCAATGACCACGAATATGGATTAATAGTTACATCTAAAGGTTCATTTGAAAGTAAGTATGCTCAAACAGCTTATAAATTAGTATTAGATAGTCTTGGAGAGGATAAACTGGTAGAGGATATTCTATTCTGTTGTGAATTGTTAATGGATTTCCCTGGAGATGAAAGTATAATTGTTACTAAACACGGAAATGTTCCGAAATTAAAATGCTGGGCAGTAAGGTTTAATGATGGAAGTGAATTATTCCCTACATCGGTTAAATTACCCGCATTTCTTACCCCTGTTGAAAGTTTTACCCCAACGCGAGCTAGAAAATATCTAGAAAAATCTGGTATCGAAGGAGTTGTATTATGCGACGTTGAAACTCGAGCTAGAGTTAAGATCAAAACTCAAGAATTTATAGAGCGACATAGATTTATCTCAAACATTACTCCAAAGAATATATGGGAACGGTTAAAAAATGGTGAAACCTTGGTAGATATGAATATTCCAGATGAATTTCTGCCTCAAGTCAAGCCTATTTATGAAAAGATAGTATCTGACTACCAACAAATTAAGAAAGATTCATTCCGTCTAGTAGGTATGACCAAAAACTTAACAAATAAGGCAGTAGCATTAAATACTAGCCTAGGATTAAGCGAGGAAGATAAGCATTTAATCTTCTTTTTCCGCAGAAATCCATCAGGAGATGAAGTGCACGACTTCTATTGGAATAAGGTAAAACCTAAGAATTGTGAAGAAAAAGCATAAAAACTATTGACTTTTTATCATTTTTGATATATAATGGATATATAAGTTAGAAAAGAGCTAGCTTATAAAAAGAAAGGACATATTAAAAAATGAGTAAATTAGAAAACTCCAAGAATACAAACTTTAGCTTTAAGCGTCTTATAGATGGTATAATGGCTATTGTAATGGCACTCATCGTTTGTTCGATGTCGTGGTCAGCCTATACAATTTGGAATGGGTTGGATGGTAAGTTACCAAAGATTCTTATCTTGCCACAAATTGCCTTTACACTTTATCTAATAGTAACCGCTTTTGCAGCGAAAGGAAAAAATAGCTAACTCTAATCTTTGGTTTAAGGGGAAGCACTTGTTATGAGTAAATTAACCAAAACTCCACAGAAGCCACATTTCATGGAAAAAATGATAATTGGCTTGCTAGTAATTAGTTTATTAGCAGTCGGCACCTGGGCATTTCAAAATAACAAAGAACAAAACGGTCGAATTGAGTTTCAACACACGCAGATTAAGACAAAAGATGGTGAACTCAAGAAACTTAATAATAATCTAAATAAGATAAATCAAGACTTAGATAAAACAGCTAAAGAATTAGATAATTCGAAGAATAGTAATGCTGAATCTCAAAAGAAGATTGAAGAATTAGAAAAGCAAAAACTAGAATTAGAATCTAAACTTCAAGCTAAGGCTGAGGCTAAACAAAAGCTAGCACAAGCCGCCACAGTATCGAAAACAGCTTCAGCAGCAGCTCCATCAAGAAATGTTAGTGGAAATAAGCAACAATTGATGGCACAGGCAGGAATCCCAGAAAGTGATTGGGCGTACGTAGATTACATCGTAACCAAAGAATCTAGCTGGAATCCACAAGCCCGAAACGCAAGCAGTGGAGCATTCGGATTAGCACAATGTCTTAACAAGCCAGCAAATTCATTATGTTACTCTTCTAACCCTGTAGACCAACTTAAATGGCAACACTCTTACGTGAAAAGCCGATATGGTAGTTACGCTGGAGCATACAACTTCTGGTCAAGTAATCATTGGTACTGAGATAGTATAAATATAACAATAGACCCTGTAATATGGGTCTATTTCCTTTTCTAAGCGTTTCTAAGCGACTTTAGAGTAATAGTTGATAAATTATACCAATGTAGATAAAACTCTGTAATTAGAGCGTCTACGACGTTTGTTAGATATTCTCTGACGAGTAATTCCCTCTTTAATGAATGGTAATTGATTTTCAATAGCACATAAAGCTAGATCAGCTAGTGGATCTCTAGTTTTATCAATGAGGCACATAACATTATCTATCACATCTAGATATTTAGTAGAATGGTTCATTTCGGTCATTACCTGTCTAATAGCCGTACTGCCTAACAATGGAACACCTTCCCATAACTCATTGTGAAGTTCTTGGTGGATTTGAATATCCATCGGCACTACTAGTCCATTAGTTTCTCTTAAACAAGCCCCCTCTGGCGTATCTTGCCATTTTTTCCGTTGATATAGAATATGGTGAAGATTTTCTTTCATACTTCTATAATACTACCCTCTAGACATAAATCAAGTTTTGATGTATAATAGATATGTAGTTTATTCAAACTACTTCTGTCCTTTCTGATAGACCTCATTCGTGGGGTCTATCTTTTCATATAAAGAATAACCCCTATTAAAGGGGCTATTCCGAAAGGAGGGGCAAAGGTAGGCTATTCGCCTACTTTCCTATATTATCAAACTTCTATTTACTGTCTTTATAAATACCAAACATAGTTAGAAGAAATGCACCAGCAGCGGCACAAACGCCTGACAATGCTGATACTTGTTCTAATGTACCCAATTGTAAAGCTACGGCTAATTGAGGAATAATAATTCCTAGACCAATCAAACCATCGCCGATAAAGTAGACTGTCAACTTAGTACGTTTACTAATTCCTTTTACAATGTCTTGTACTTCGTCTGATTCAGAAACATTTTTAGCTAGATCGAGAGCCTCACGGTTCATCTCTTCAATAGCTTTAATGTCGTCTTTAGTATAGATAGGGGTTGCCACTTTCTTTTCTCCTTGTTTTTCATTTACGTTGTTACTTGGCTTATCGTCTTGTTTATTCATGGTAGTTATTTTTGCCAAACTTCGGATCTCTTCTATTGATTTGCTTGTAACATTCATATCCAGTTTACCATCATAGCCAGGTATTGTACCTGATTCTGTATATTGATGAATAAATGAGCCGTGTGCATAATTACCTGGATTTCCATAGTTTGGATACCAATCCACTCGTTCCAAGCCTAATTTCTTAATAATACTTTCACCTGCGTAAGTAAAGACTTGTTTTCCTGTTTTCTGTAGCACAATGTTACTAAATACTGCGATTTGTTCGGCTGTACCCTCAAAGTCTGGTTCAAGGTCGATGAATAACAATTCACCAGGTTGATTTCCTAGAGATTCAATGCACTTTACGAAGTACTCAGCGTTCTGTTCTGCCTCTTCTCTAGTTGAAAAGTATGGTAACCAGTAAAATCCTAGTAATTTTCCAGCTTCACGAGCTTTATCTGTGAATAATTTAGCACGTGGATCTAATTTGAACTCATTTCCACCAAATTTCTCACCAACCCAGCCAGTTTTCACGATTACTCCACCTACTTTAGGGAAGATATCTACTACTTTTTCATTCTGATAGTTAGAAATATCGATTATTTGCTTGCTATAGTCTTTTTCTTGCCCTTTTTCTGAATCAGAAGTACTTATAACTAGCTCTGGAAGGTCGTGTGTACCTGTATCAGTGAATGCACCACTCCATAAATATAATTCGTTTTCCTTGGATATGAACCAAACATCGTTATTTTCAATACTTTCACCGTGGCACCAAGCTTTCATGTCGATAATTGTATTTCCGTTTATAATTTGGGCTACATCACTTGACGTATTAGGGGCTTTTCTGGCACGAACTCCACTTTCCACTGCTTTACGTTGATATCCCTGAATGTTGTCCTTAGGGGTTAAGTCTGGTAAGTCGTGTAAATCCTTATCCTCGAACAATTGACGACTCATATATTTTCCACTTCGAGCAGTAACATACCAGACTGTATCTCCATTGACAGATTCACCGTCGGTAACATAACCCTTCATATCCACTACTTGGTTTGGATCGATTTCCTGAAAGATATTACTAGACGTATTAGAATCATCACGAGCATTTACAGCACTACTGGTTTTTCTAGCTGTACCACTGATTGGTTCAGGTGTATAACCGATAATTTTCTCAGGTCGTGGTCGTAACCAACCGATAACTACTCCTCCTGCTAGCACATATGGACGGCGATATAGTCGAGCTGGAACTTGTAAGAATCCGTCCTGCTCAATAACGTCAACTCCATTAGTGTCTGCTCCTGCAACAACTGCAATATGTCCATAAGGATTTCCACTCATAGAACCCCAGATAATAATATCCCCTCTTTGTGGAATTAGATTTGGATCATTTGGATTGTTAACAATCTTTTCGAAGTACTCTTCATTAGAATTGGCAAAAGCCTCTTTAGCATTAGCAGGACGAATTGTATTTACCCAATCATTAAATAGCCATAAGCAATAGTCATCAATGACATCTTTACAGTTATGGTGACAGTGGTTGTCTGCTACATATGTTTTATCTCCATCAAGCTCTAGTAAGTATACCGTTTCCTGTTCATCAAGCAATTCGACAGTCTTTACTACGCCAGATGGCTGTTTATTTTTATTGATATATAAGGTTGTGATATCACTTGGGTGTTCACACAAGTTTGTAGCAGACCGCTCCCTATGTTCAGAGATAGAGGTTTTATACCCAGAGGCAATGGCAGCTTGTTGCATAGTCAATGCTAGAGAGCGATTCGTAGATGTAGCTATATAAACACCAGGTCGCTTCTCATAAGCGTCAGCCTGTAAATATCCCTCTAGTATAAGACGCGTCTGGTTTGCCGCAATATTAATAGGTAGCTCTTTACCTTGCAACTCGTGAATAAACTGTACTAATTGAGGGTGTTGCTTGTTGACTACGTGATATTGCGATGCCTTTTTATCAGAATGACTATGCATATTCAGTTCCACATTAAGACTATCCAGGAATTGACGTTTCCTGTCGCACCCAACAGTTACAAACACTGCTGGGATTTTTGAGCCTTTCCACCTGTAATTTTTAGTGCCGTCACCTAGCCAAAAGCCTAGAAAACGCAACTCGTCGTCAGTGAGATCGAGTGTTCGAGGAGATTTTAAGTTGAACAAGCGTATCTCATCACCTACCTGTATCTTTTTAGCCTCTTTGAATGTACCATCTCTCATTTGAAAAAGATGCTCAGCAGATGCCTTAAAAATACCAGTATCTGTCTTAACTCTGTATACAGACGTTGAAATTGGTTTATTGCTGACAACAGTGTTTGTGCCACCACTAGATGAGATAACCTGTTCGCCTTCAGTAATATCTGCCACACTAATCTGGCTTCCATCACCCCTGACAATATAAGACTCTTTAGTTAGACATTGTAATCCGTAACTTCCATCGACATCGATTCGTCGTCCTGGGGCATTGTTAATCCATTCGTTAATTCTATCCATTTTTCTCCTCCTTTTCCTTCTTTTTTATATCAATCAAAAGTTGATCGTATAGGCATCTAGCACAACTAGCAAATTCCATACCGAGGAATAAACTAGTAACTCCTGCTAGAATATCTGCCGAACGTTTCAGGTTTTCAAGATTAGTTTCATTTTGATCGGCTTCATAAACCTCAGTGTCAAGAGTAAAGGCTTTCACGGCATGCTTAAAATCACACCAGTATTTCGGGTTCGGATTGTCTGATAAAGACATTAAGTCCTTCATTTGTTTTCGTCTTAAATTAAGAACCTCTACAAGCAATTGAGAAACATCCATTCCATCGATTAAATGCTCCTCTAAGTGAGAAGTTAGTCCTGCCTTTTCACCGATAGATTGAATTAAATCTACGGCATATGCTCTTGCTGTCATTTGATTACCTTGATCCCTTCAATTCGTTTAGTTGACCCATCTGGATAGATAGCTACTGCCCTTACCTTGGTAACTGGCTTACCTTCCACCACTCTTTGTGCATAAGTAACATCCTCTGTCATAAATGAGCCTGTTATTTCGGAAGATAGCCCAATGTCTGTTGTAACCCTAGCCCTATAGTAATAGCGAGTACCAGTCTTAAGTCCTGATAAGTCGAATGTAGCTTTACTGTCTTTAGTATCAATATGAAGATTTTTGCCATATGATGGAGATTCACCATAATCCAATTCCCATTTGACCACCTTACTATATTCGCTAGTATTCATACACGAGGCGGTTATTTGAGCAGAAGTGGTCTTGATTTTTGATTCACCTATAGCTAGATTGTATGGAGCTGAGGCTCGAGGGATTGGGATCCAGTATTCAGCTGCACCTGTATGCCCCATTGTGTCGTGGAAAAATATATACAAACGAATAGTGGTTGCTAGACTGTGTACTTGTACTGAGCCAGTGTAATAGCCTGAGTGTAAATGCATCCAATGTTCTTGACCACGAATAATTCTTCGCCAACCAGTATAGGGTTTTATTAACCTGTTAGTAGATAGATTTTTATTGTCAACGCTTAAGTCGACCATCCAAGGATAATCCCAGTAACCTTGCCCGTATGTATTTCCTGTTCTAGCGGCAACATTAAACTGATAGTAAACAGTGTTACCTTCTCGCCTAATTACATCATCAAAAGCCTGAACCCAGCATTCAGGTACATCACCGAATACGCATTGCCAGCCCCTTGCCGCCATGAATTAACTCCTTCCCGCAATGAACACAATTAGAGTTTTGCCTGGTTTCGCACTAGGTAGAGAATCTCCCTCTTCAATAAGGTCAAACTCAATCTTGCTATCACGAGAGGTTAAAAATCCAGCAGATGCAATATTGTCAGATAATTTAGCAGGTTTCTTAGCTCCATTGTCAATAGAGGAAGCTGGAATAGCACTTACTCCTCGATTTACCGTGACATTAGCTAGTACAATATAGGGATTACCTGCACCTATACTTGCTTGTATTTGACTTGGTGTTGCTGGTACTGGTGTGGATGTTGGAGTACCTTTAACAACCTTAAATTTAAGACCGCCTGGGTTATTGATATGCCCAGAAGTAAAATTCATAGCTCGATCGACATAAGCAACTACACAATCAATACGATTGTTAACGCTATCCGCACCTGGAATAATTATCTCTTCAGTAGAGTCTGACCATACACCATACGAATAAGTGCTGAAAGGAACCATAGCGGCTCCTTCAGATATATTCAATACCATAGATGGTGATGTTCGGGCAGTTACTTCAAACCCACGAATAATCTCACCTCCTAGAATTTCGGAGAGTATTCGGAAATGTCCATCTTCATTAGTTTTTCCGCCTGAATCGCGATTAGATACAAATGTTGTCATATAATTCTATTTTATCACGCTTGATAGAATGAGCCTGGCTGTGTTGACAATAGGATGTATGTTGTGTCTTGTGTTTGTTCAATATAGTATTTCTTTGTGTTTTTAGTCGATCCTGCACTAGGGTGGATCATGTATGGACCCCAGTTGTTTGGATTTCTATGTAACATAACAAGTGGCATATCCTCCGACGCTGTGATGAAATGTAATACAATTTTCATATATCCCCTGTCATTGGCGATGTAAGGTACATGTACTTGGTATTTATAGAATTTCAAAGAATCTACACTTGCAGGTTGAGGTGAGTTCATTTTAAGTAGACTATTCTCTAATGCGGTTAGACGCTCTTCTGGTGTCATAATTTTATATACCTCTTTGTTTTTCTTGAGTTATTTGTAAAGTGCATTCATATATAGAATAAACTTTAATCTTATACCGTCCAGAGGGTGGCTGAGGAAAATTAGAAGCCGCAATGGTAATAAACTCTAGATTATTCTCTCCTAATTCAGGGATCCAAGCAAAAGAAGGATTCTCTATACCTGCACTAGCCATCTGTTTAGTGTATCCGTAATCAACATCGCCAAACCACGGATATTCTACTATATCTTTACCATTCACTTCGACTTCGATCATAATCATATATGGAGGTTTTATTCCACCAGTTCCAACGAAATCTAGCTGAAGAGTTGCCCAGTAAATCCAAGACCCTGGTACCTGAGCTGGAGTATCAATAACAATCTCTTTATCCCATCGAGCAAGAGTTATTTGGGATTCTATCACCCTTACCATTCCTGAACCGAAAGAGTTTCTAGCCTGGTATTGGGTCATTTGATTTTCTAATTCTTTAAGACGTTCCATTATAATTCACTCACTTGTAATGCTCCATCTGAGAAGCTAACTATTTCTATTTCTACAGAAAATGGTAGTAAAGATTTATCGCTGATATCTGGATAACTTTGGTAGGTGCTTAAAATAAATCGATCACAACTAAGAACAAGCGTATCATTTTCAATACTGTAATTAGATAGATTATTGCTAGCCATTAAGGTTCTGTGAACGCTTGATATAGACGCTTCAATACCGTCTTTATTATAAACACGTAAGACAGCATACATAAATGAATCATTACCATCTAAGGGTACAAATCGATAAGACAATTCTACCGACCAACCGCCGCGGCTAGACTTACTAGCTATTCTATGAGATTTGAAACGAAACACTTTAGCTTCACCTAGTTTATACGCCTGGTTAGACTTCATCTGAATAAATTGTCGTTCAAGATTAGTTAATCTGCTTGCGAAATCCACTACATGTCCTCCAGCTGAACCCAACCTGAAATACGACCTCTAGCCTGCTCTGGGTACATATAGTTGCTCCACAATTGATATTCTAGTGGTTCATATGCAGGTTTATTTTCAAGTCCTGCCGACACCCCATCTGTATAATATCTTCTTCCGTCACCATAATAGTGCCAGACTTTCACATAATCAATAGGATATGGTTTTCCTAGATCTACAGTTACACTCACTTTAGTATTGTCAAGATAAGCATAGTCTGCAGTATTCAAGTTTCCATTTGTAATTCGTTCAGGGAAATGAATACCTTCAGGATAACTAGTTACATTAGCCTTGAAAGCTCGGTTTATCGGTTTACTATCTTGCATTTCGATAGCCTGAATCTGAACCCAGTGATTTCCTGAGTTTACATTACTACCATTGATGATATCTTTTATATATCTAATATAGATTGGTTTCTTGCGTGGAATAGAAGCTCGTTTAAGCGTTAGGGTCATTGTTTCAGCCATATCATTTGTGATATTCCAAGACATACCAGTAATTCGGTACTTGTCTGTAATGCTATCAAGATAATTATCATTTTCCATCTCTACAGAAATAATATCTCCAGTTTCGATAGTGGTAGGATTTATAGAGCCATCTCCTACAGTAAGAGCTGGAATATCTGTTGGCATTCTTCCTACTTCAACTTCTCCACGGGAGTGTTGGTATAGTGTTGTAGATAATTTAACGTCATTCAAGGTTTTAGTCTTAACAATAGTTCCGTATTTTTTACGAGATTCTTTATCGTGAGTTATTGCTTCCAACCTTTCATCACCAATACCAGATCCGATAGTATAAGAATAATTAACCATATCACTGATATCTCGAGTAATAGTTCCACCTTCTAAATTGAATGGGTACGAAATATGTATGTTAGCAGATTTATCTTGACCTTTTTTATCGAACACATTAAACTGCCTATCAGGCGTGAAAGAGAAGTCAAAATTGTCATTTTCAAGCTTGGTTAGGTTAACAATACCCTCTTTAACATCTTGCAATTCATAACCTCGTTGGCGGTTATCTAGTTGTGCTGAAGAAGCTGTATCTACACCCAAGGGAACTCGTACGTTATATAAGGAATCATCATCAAAAGAGTATGTAACTCTGAAATCTGTTACGTGTATCGGTTTACGGGTAGGATCATTACCTTCTATCATTAACCAACCATTGTCATTGATCATTGAATAGTTTGTAATTTTATATTCGTGCCACGTATTATCGAAGTCGCTCCTTGCAAACTCTCTTAAGATAACTTGGTCGCTAGAAATACCTACCTGAGAACGCTCGATTATTTTTGCATTTTGATAACTAGGAGGTATGAGTTGCCTCCACGAAATATCTACCTTAGTGCCTGCGGGTATATTTAATTTAACAGCTAATGAACCCCATCCGTTAGGAATAGGAGTTGCTACAAAAGCAGCTTTCTTGATATCATCTCGATAAACAGCCCCATCCCCTTCATTTTTCAATCCGTATGCGAATACCCAGCCATTTGTATTCACGCCTGGTACAGATGTCTTATTTATAGGTTGAGCTTGCTGAGAATCCACAACTAGAGAGCGTGCTATTTGTCCGTAAGTTTTTCGAGAATATTGAGCATTTGTAATTCTACCTTTAAATAGATTTAAGAATCCTAGACATCTAACTTGAAGAGTATTGTTGCTCTCTTTATTTAAGTTAATATCTATCTGAGCAACATAGCCGCCGATAATATATTTTCCATTGTAACGAACCCTGATGTCGTGAACGCCTGGTGATAAAACTTCATCAGCGGGTACTCCCATTTCTTTACATTTACGTTTGAACTGTTCATAGTCTAGTCCGAAATCAAACTCATCAACATCATTCAATTTCCATGTAACTCTTAATCCACTGGAAAGAATATGAGAGAAATCGGCAACATAAGCACCTGTTTTCCAGTTGTAAACTTCAATGTCTAGTTGTGTAATTTTAAGCTCTGATGGCTCTTGCATACTCCTCCTTAAATGCCTTCAAAACCGTTTCGCCAAATGATAGTTCCAAAGTCTGTATCTGTTTGTTTGTTAGTTTCTAATACAATTCTATTTTCACCTCTTTTCAACGACCACCATGTAGAATCTAAGGCTCGTGATGAGGCTACACTAACTCCATTAAGAGTTATTATACGTTTTTTCATATCAATTCGCAACTCTGAATCACCAGAAATTGTCAGATTCATTTTTATGTGTTGGTTAGTTACGATATTAGTAATCTTTGGATTAGTATAAGTACCTTTAAGAATAATAAGCGGGTAAACTTCAACCGATCCTGTGTTCATAATACTTGTAGCCACTTGTCCAGAAACCCATTGTACAGGCATATCTGACGGAATAGTAAAGCCACCAGGTTTTTCCTTGTAGAATACTTGCTGTAAGAGTGATGATTGAGGAGAAGTTCCATCTCCACCATCGTAAATTATAGGATCAGGACAGATGAGGGTAATTTGGAACTCTCCAGCAGTAGGCATTGTGATATCTGATTTAACATCAGCAATAAATCCCTCTGTATAGTAGTTCCTGCCTGAAAAAGTGCTAATCATAATAGGGTAATTTTGACGAATATGTAACTTATTCATCAATCCCAATCTTAAATCATCAGCCTCCTGACAACTCTCACCTTGATAAAAGCCACTTAGGGTAATGGTTCTAAAACCATATAATTGAGATGAAACATATCCACCATCAACACCAGCATAAACTCCATCTGTCGTCCTGATAGCAGGAGCAGACAAGCCTGAAATAGGCGATACTAACTTATAAGCTGAATCACCACCAAGTATGATATCATTTCCAATCTTAAATCGCATACTTCTATTATACCTAAGCCTTCCCTAATTCCCATTTCAAGTCACGAACCATCTGATCCACTGAATATTGAGTATAGTTATTGTTTGTTTGGTTAATAACCACATTCTTTCTGCCTTGTTGTGGATTACCATATACGCCTGTATTGTCATTGTACATATCTGGTGCTAAGTTGCTTGATACGTCTAATGATGGCGACATTGTAATGTCATCCATTGAAAGAATATCTACCACTTGATCCACTAATGAAGTAGCTGCATTAACCACTTGGGATTGACTTTGCTCAACACCTTTAGCCAAACCTTGAGCCGCGAAACGGCCACTCTCTATAGTAGTTTTCCAAGGTGAGTGTTGTTGTGCTCGATCTTTAAGACCCCGTAAGAATTTCTCAGCAACCCACCAACCAACGGAGTAGACATTTCTACTTTCTACTCCATTTATGAATCCTGAAATAGCATTATTTCCTGCTTGCCAGTAACCACCAACAGCCGTTACGCCTTCTTTAAACTTATTGCCGATATCGTTACCAACACCCCAGATTTCACCTGTTCGAGATTTGAAGCCATTTATTAACTCACCTACAAGGGCAACTCCTTGCCAATAATGATCAGGAAACTTAGATTGGATAGATTGCCACAAGGCGCTTTGGATTCCCCATCCAGCACTCTGAACGGTTCCTTGTTGAGATAGAATACCTTGTCCTATTTTTGCGGCTAATTGAGCACCTGCGTCATATGCATTTCCGATTTGTCCAGCAAGGGTACCAATAACTCCACCAATTACTTGAGATAGGGTTGCTTGTAAAGTTGCTATAGAGGCTTGAACAGCTGGATTTACCTGAGGCAGACCAGTTAATGCCCATGCGAACTCAATCAACTTATTAAGCATAGATTGACCCATTCCGATGATCCACTCTTTGTTAGATAAGTTCCCTACATCTTGATTGATTTGACAGACTTCCCATACGGCGTGACGAACATTTCGTAAGTTGTCTAACATTCCGTCTTGAACAGGAGCTATAGTATTGATTGTCCAGCTGAATCCAACGAATTTGTTGAGCATAGACTGAGCCATACCTACAATCCATTCTTTTGCCGCCATATCACCCACATCTGCGTTTACCTGGCAGACTTCCCAGACCGCGTGTCGGATATTTCTTAGAATGTCCCATTTGTCAGCACCAATCTCAACCAGAGAATTGACAGTTTGTGCGAATCCAGAAAACTTATTAAGAATAGATTGAGCTAGTCCTACAAGTAGTTCCTTTTCACCCATAGCTAACCCAGTAGGGATCTTACCAATTTCACTTATTATAGAGGATACTGCAGTGATTTTAGGTACGTTATGTCCTTGATCGACAGACTCCATTCCATTTATGGTCTTAGCAATCTCTGTGAACTTGTTAAGCAAAGATTGAACCTTACCCATTTCGTCTTCAGAAATCATTCCACCAGTAGCAAAACTCTTTAATGAGTTCCATACACCACCAGTACCTTTCTGATCTACAAGTGTTTGAACAATTCGAGAAATAGTCTTAATATTATCTTCTGTACCTTTAGCCTCCTGAGCCCAATCAAAAGATAATTTCTTAAGATTGTCAATCATAGATACATAAGTACCTACAATAGAAGCAACATTTTGACTGGTTCCAGCCTTAAAGAAGGTATTCGCACTGTCTGAAATATTTTGAAGCCAATCCGTACTGCCTTGAAGAGTTAATTTTCTAACTACGCCGTGTAGTTTGTTTAGCAATGCATCAATAGCTTTATCGTCTAATTGAACACTCTGGACTTCATTTAATTTAGTTGCAATTTCGTGATATCTAGAAACAATACCGCTAATGTTCTTAATAATTTCACCTTGTAGGAAGCTAGATATAATCTTATCAATACCATTTAACGGTGAACCTGGACCAGAAGCAGATAAGTCTTTTATAACACCAGATATCAAGGTAATCTTTCCCTGGATTACTTCTGGAACAATATTTACACCTTGGATTTCATTTAATTTGGTTGCGATATTGTGATACGAATCAACAATACTACTTATCTGACCAACATTTATATTCTTAACGAAGTTTTTAGCCGCCTCCATAGCCAACTTCATAATTGAGTCGCCATCACTTGCGGACACTAGCTTTAAGGTATCGCCAATCAGAGTTATTTTACTGTTAATAGCCTCTTTATCAAGAGGAATTGCAGCTATTAAGGCTAGTTTAATCGCTATATCTTTATACGAATTAACAATAGAGTTGACAGCCACCATATTTATTGCCTTGACTGCATTTTCAAGCAGTCCACCGACATTAGCCTTCGCCATATGAGCTATCACTGCAACTAACATATCTACCTTAGCTTTTACGCCATTCACATCACTGGTTACGGCTGAATCTACATAAGCAATTGCCTTAGCTGCCGCCACCATTCCACCTAGAATACCAAGAAGAGCCACTAATCCAGCTCCTAGGAATAAAGCACCAACGCCAGTAGCCATAATTGCACCTAGAACCCCAGCTAACACACTTATAGCACCGATCCCAATCGCCATGTTAGCCACCTTAGAAGCGAAACTTGCGATATCACTTGGTACTACACTATTCGTATAAGCAATAGCCTTAGCTGCTATAGCTAATGTACCTGAAATGAGAATCAAAACTCCCAATCCAGGAATAATATGTTTTCCTAATTTACCAACAATTCCACCTAGTATGGCAATTGCACCTACACCTATACCAAGGTTTATAATCTTACTGCCGAACTCAAGAATATCTCCTGGGATAGCCTGATTTGCGTATTCCAAACTCTTTGCCAAGATGGCTATACTTCCAGCTATAAGTACTAACTTGAAGAGGCTTTTAGCATTGCTACCCATTTTATTAGATAGAGCAACTAATATACTCATACCCAGAACAACGCCACCCATAAGTCCCATCTTTGCGGCTAATCCACCCAAGTCTTCTGGCATAGACTCGTATGCGAATTTGAGTGCGTATCCAAGAGCGGCAATAGCTCCTGCCATAAGAACGAGGTTAATAATCCCAGACCTCATTGTAATCATCATTTTCTGCCCCTTAGTCATTTGAGAACTCATTGACTCAATAGGAGCTAGTATATTACCACCTTTCACCGCTGAAGCAGTAGTTTTTCCTATTCCGAATAAAGCATCTCCGAATTTCTTTATAGAAGAAGCAGTACCTAAGAGTGCTTGTCCTAGACCTACAATTTTTCCAACAGCCGCTCCACCAGCAATAGCAATCATAATTCCTTGTAATACAGGAGTTGGGAATTTAGCTATAGTATCTGCTAATGTAGTTAAAATGTTGACAAAAGCAGTTAAGACCTTAGTAACCCCATCACTTGATGCTAATTGTGCGAAAGAACTTGTAAGGCTACCAGCTAATCTACCTAATGCTCCTAGTAAATTACCTACAGCAGTTCTAAACTCATCACTTGAAGCCATAGCTCTAGTGAAGATAAATGCCAAAGCCACTACAGGGGCACTAACACCACCTACAGCTGATCCAACACCTCCTAATGCCCCTAACAATCCTCCTGCACCACCAGTAATACTACCAACGAAACCAAGGATTTGTGTACCTAGAATTGCGAAGATAGGAATAAGAGCTTTAATGTCGAATCCACTAGCAAGCATTTTAGATCCAAGACTTTCAATACCACCAGCTAATTTATCTACATAGTCAAGTACTCGACTAATTGCCCCAGGCAGTTTGTCAGCTAGTTTGTCAATGAATGGACTAATAGCCTCACCCAAACGCCCCATAACTTTTTGCATCTTCTGACCTGTTGCACTTGATCCAGCAAGGGTGTCAGCAAAGATTTTAGTCAAGCGAACAGTAGACTGGTAAATACCTTTTTCAGAAGCCTGGAAACCTTTTTCAGCATCAACAGAGTAACCAACAAGGGCGGCTCCGATATCTGCTAAGCGACCTTTCGCACGACCACTCTGATATTCAAGAGTAGCAGTAAACTTACCCATTGCTAATGCACCGTTTGCGGCAACAGCCTCAAAAGCCTTTATAAGTTTGTCAGTATCAATTTTCTTTCCGTCTATGAAACCACGAACTTCACCTGTACCAATGTTTAACTGTTTAGCCAATTCCTTATTAAGGGCAGGAACAGCTTGTACTAATTGGTCATATTCGTTCAATCCGAATTTCTTCTGTGCAGTAGCTCGTCCATATAGCTCTGCCAATTCGTCAATACCACGTCCTGAAGCGATGGAAACTTTACCTAACAATTCAAGTTGTTTAGTAACGTCTTGTAAAGAAGCTCCATATTTAAGAATGCTATTAACTGCTTCGATGGTTGGAAAACGTGAAAAGACGGAACCAACACTGTCTTTGTTCATACCTTTATAGAACTTGAAGGCTTGAGCCATTGCGTTGTTGGCGTTTTCGATTGACCCTGTTAAAGAGATGAAGGAAGCGTTATTTTTAGCGACAAATTCAGCACCTTGAATACCAGATTTAGCTTGTTGGGCTATCATAGATCCTACAGCACCGCTAAGAGCCGTAACGCTATTTAGAGCTAGATTAGCACCTTGTACTACAGGCGAAAATAGATCCATACCCGCGGCACGAACCTTAGAAAAACTAGCACTTAAATCGCCGAAAGAAGATTTGAGATTATTAGCATTTTTAGCAGCATTGGATAATGAATCTCTTGTAGCTCGATCTATACCAGAAAGTTCTTTACTCAAATCAGAAGCTTTAGATGAGGCTTCTTTCATTCCAGCATTAAAAGCAGATAAATCTGCCTCAACAACCCATCTAACTATTCCACCTGTAACTGCCATTATTTCGCTAACCTCTTAAAATGTTCTGATAATTTCTTTACTCCCTCTCCCTTTTTAGTATGCGGTGCTGCTACAATCTGAGTAAGATTGAACATTTTCTCTGCCTCTAACTTTCTAGCTGTTTTGATGAGAAGTTTGATATCTCTAGCTGGTAGGTTACGAGCCTCCTTGAGTGTGTATTGCGGATAGTAGTATGCAACAGTAGCCCAGATATCTCTATCCAACGTAGTATCCTGACTAGAAGGCACAGACTGAGCTGCTGTTACTACTGCCATTTACGACACCAATTCTTTAATCAATCGTTCATTAAGTCGACGTAAGACTACAATATTCACCTTCTTAAGAGTTTCTTTGATTGGCGTTTCATGCCCAACTGGAATGATGAAACTGTGAATAAAGGCTTCCATCTTCTCATTAATTTTTTCGGCTTTTTCTACATCACCTTGGTCTTCAGCCACTTTATATTCTTTGGCTAACTTAACGAATGGACGAATTTCGTCTTGAGTTGGGTATCGCATATCGTATGCAAGACCTGCTATTTCAAATTGAAAAGCATCTGAAACATCGTCGTTAAAGTTGAATCGTTCTGAACTCATCTGGTTCTTCCTCCTTTTAATTGTTATATATTCATTATAGCATTTACTAGGTAAGGGCGTACATCATAAATACCCTTATGGCTTTGTTACCCCAAGAATATGTAGGGTATAACCAAATGTATTGATTGTCATAACCCCACCTTAGATACTGAGAGTCCTCAATATGAGGTAATGGAATAAATTGCTCTTCAACACCGAGTGCCGCACTAGCTTGAATCATAAGAATATTAAACTTATTAGCAGGTAACCCGTGTGCAATATTATATACCTGCCGTCCAACTAGATTGATCCTTTGGTTAATATTCTTTGTATATACATTACGTTTCACACCACCTAGATAAACGACACCCATCATATCGTTATTGCCAATAGTAAAGGTTGAAAAGTCTATATTTCCACGTTCAACACTACTGTCTTCCTTCGGAATATACTCCTGTAGTACTCTATCCTTCATTTCATTAGTAAAATTATTGTCTGTATGAACATAGTTAGAATCTTGTACAATATTCACTGGCTTGTTTTTGATATATGAAACACTTGAAGAATTGCTCTGTTGCCAGTCTGCTTGTATCTGAGGTACATTTCTTTGAGCTCCTGTTTCAATACCTGCCAATTTAGTTTTTTCTGCCTGAGTATATGGTTGATCTAGTAAAGCTAATTTGGCTTTATCTTGAGCGGTAATAGATTCAAGGGTTTGTAACTTAGTCTTTTCTTGTTGAGTAAAGATCTGTGTTTGAGCAAGTTTATTCTTTTCGGCTGTGGTGAACGGTTCTTGAAGAAGTTGTAACTTAGCTTTATCTGCTGGACTTATAGATTCCAAATTATCTAGTTTAGTTTTATCTTGTTGGCTGAATACTTGTGTTTGGCTTAATTTATTCTTTTCAACAGGTGTGAATATTTGGGTTTCAGATAACTTATTCTTCTCATTCTGAGTAAGTATTTCTGTAGAAGCAAGTTTATTTTTCTCTACCGTAGTGAAAATCTCTGTTGTGGCAAGTTTATCTTTCTCACTTTGAGTGAGTATTTTAGTTTGGGATAGCTTAGTTTTTTCATCTTGGGTGAAAGGAATATAAGTATTGTCGATTTGTTTGAGATTTGTAGGTTTGTTCTTAATATAGGCAGGATCACTTGTATTTGAAGCCTTCCAATCAGATTGTACAGATGCTCCACCACCGCCACCACCTTGAACTTGGATCCAGTCATTAGAATTGAAACTTGTTCCAGAAGTAAAGCTTCTTTTAGCAATATATAATGAACCACTATTAACACATAGAGATCCTTCAGAGTATTGCTTATTAGTTTTGAATTGTTCTACTTTAGCATCTACTGTTACATCTCCTGTTTTACCATTGACAGAAGTAACTTGTACGAATGGTGCATTAACAATACTGACAACTTCAGGTCCATTTTCGGTTACTGTAGTTTGGATTTGAGGGACTTCTTGAACAGCGGTAGTTAGATTCACATCATCTACCACTTGAGTAGTATTCAAAGAAACGCCATATGAGGGGATTTGAGAGGATTCATTCATAATTACTATAATTATATCGTATATAAGAAAAAGCCCCGTGTAGGGGCTTCTCCTGTTGTCCTAGGGCGTATTACGCTGGAGTCAAATGACCATCGCCGAAGAATTGTAATGCTGCTTGACCAGCTCTTGGCTCTGCAGTAAACGTAACAGTTACGGTACGTAGAACATTATCCTCGAAGTCGTTGGTGCTTAATGCTGTACGAGCGTTGACCAATCGAGTAACCTGACCATTACATGAAATAATGTCTAGATCATAATTAGTCGTAGCTGTATCACACTTAGCTGCCACGATATCAATTGCTCCTGCATCGTTATTTACTGTTTGACCAGTAGACAATTTAGCATTCTTAGCAACATAGTACTGAGGCAAGATGGTTCGGATAGCTGCAACATCTGATTCAAGCAATTTAACTTCGACAGAAGCACTGTGTGCACCTTCAATCTTAAAGGTACGACCGTCAACTGTTTTAAAGTCGCTAGACTCAATGTCATAGTTCATGCTCATCTCACCAACGTTTGTCAAGGTGTTTGAACCCCATTTGAGAGTGAATGGACCTTTTACTAATGCCATATTTATTTTCCTTTTCTTTTAATTAACAGGTTTTTTGAACCACTATTTGTATCTGAATATAGCCATACATACGCTCTTCTGCGTCCAAGTCTTGCCTCATGTTGAAGTTGGTTGTTCGCATAGAGATGATTTCTAATCCTGGTAACGAAACACAGCTACTGCAATTGAATATATCTGTGAGTGCACTCAGTTTAGAATCAACTTGTCTGGCACTTCTCGAGCGAAAATTAACTGTAACAGAATACGCTAGTTGTCGCTCACCTGTCGTATTCATATGAACTTGCGAACCTCCCGACCCAGTTAACCAAAACACTTCCTCTGTTGTAGTGAGTGAGCTAGGTACACGAACCAGGAAGATATTTTGTCCTCTAGTACCGAATCCTTTCGTTTCAAGGAATCTAGCTACATGTTCAAGAATAGTCATTACTCAGTCATCTCCCACAATTCATCAATCTTATCCATAGCACCCTGTACTGCAGATTCAGCGAAGTGAGGTCCAGTGCCAGGAGTTGTGTAATTCTGAAATTGTTTCTCTTCCTGGTAAATAGCGTATGGAGCATTCCATCTGATCTCTCCAGTTTCTCCATCTACTACCTTTTGAACCATTGTACGCAATGCACCAGTTTTCATCGGAGTTCTATGTAGACTAATAGCGTGTGCTTCCTCTAATAGAAGTCTATTAGTCGTTGCCACTCTATTTCTAACCATGAACTCTACCAGGTCGGTGTTGTCTATAACTCGTCCTGCCATACTCTGTGTATCCTCGATAAGAAACAATGAACATTATTGACTTCGCCTCCTAGTAACTTTCGCAGTCCTAGCTCGACTCGTGTAATTTTATACGTCTGAGGTCTATCTTCTAGATCTCTTACCATTACATAGCACCCCTGTAAGTTAAATCCGCTACCTGTCGCTATAAGAGTTTCTGGGTCTAGGTAGAGATGTGCATCAATTGATTCTGTATATGTATCGTTCTGATATGTTACTGATGAACCTAGAAATAGCAACCCTTGAATATTTATTGAGTTAGCATTAGATTCATCACCATATTCATCACGATATTGCCAGGTTAATACAACGTCATCTACATAATATATCGGGCAATTCATACCACTGGAATCCTAACTACAGAACCATATGGACCAGCATAACGCTTGAGTAATAACTGCATTTCAGGTCTGTGTTCTGGTGGTGTGGTATTTCCTCTAGTCCAGGAGTGTCCATCCACTGATTCAGATTTGATATCTCGAGTTGGGTCGCCATAGAACTTAGCCATATCTATAAGTAGATATACCAAGTCATTCGGAACGGAATCAACCTTCTCCTCAAAATCCACCCAGTCAGCGGCTACTGCCAACTGAACACAACCACTGCATCCGCAATCACATCCACCCTCTGTACATTTAGAGATAAAGTTTCCAATGCCATTAGACGAATATTCTGGAAGGTAAGAATCGAAGTCTTTAACAGTTACAACTCGACCTTTTCCCACTACTCTGACTAATTTGACGGCATAGACTTCATAGAATGGGTCAACCCGCCACTTCTTATCTTTAGCATTGTATGGAAAAATCTTAATAGAGCCTCGTGTTGGTGTTGCTGGCAATAGGTCTTCAGTCTTGAGTACGTCAGTACAAGAACATTGCGTTGTCTTGCCAATTTCCGTGTAAAGGTTCGTAGGAGATAGAGTGTAGCCTAGCAATGTTTCAAGCCTAGACTGAACGTTATCTAGAATGAGTTGTAGTTTATTTTCATTCTTGACCGTTTCGCCTGTCAATTGAATATATTGGTAAGCTTTCACGTCTATCTCCTATTCTTAATTTATTATTCTAGTGGTATTTAACCGTTCAATACTGTAGATTGGTCAGCCTTAATACCTGCAACGCGTGCGATATCGTGGAAGGCACCACCGCGGTAGAACGAACCACGCATAACTAGCTCGTTACGCTCGTAAGCAGACTTCTGCTTGTTGCCATCTGTATAAGATGCTTCGCTAGACATTGTGTATTGCAAGCCACCTGAAGTGTAACCTGTAAACTCACTCAAATCAGCGTAGAATGCTGCACAAGCGATTGTAACTTCGCCAGTACCAAGTGTGTGTTTAACACTCTCTGTACTTTCGATTGAAGGCATCAAATCGTTTGGAACAACAATGTATGGAGTACCAAAGATTGTTGGAACTTCACCTGATACAAAGATTTCGCCTAGAGGACCAGCAACGCCAGCCTTCAATGCGTGTTTCTTCAATGTAGCAAATGTACGTGCGTTGAAGATAAGAGTACCTGCAACACCACTGTCGCTAATCTTAGCAATAACATCCAACCATGAAGTCATAGCGTCTGCATCTGTCTTACCACCATACATTAACTCGGCACCAGCTTCGGTAGCGGCTTGTTGCAATTTAGCAATAACCAATTGAGCACGTTTACGATCGTAGTCTTGTCGGTATTGTTTAGCAACATCTTCAAGCAAGTCGATAGCGAAGAATCGAGTAGCGGCAGTACATACAGGTGTAACAGCTGCAACTTCTTCCATCTTCTCAACCTTGTGTTCAGCAGTGTATTCACTCTTTGGTTTTAGGTTACCATCGTTACCGTCATCACACAATGCAACATTCTTCATGTTGATTGAACCCTTGCGGCGGATCCAAGCAAACTCTAGAGAGTCAGTTTCACGCCACTCAGTAGCCTCAAGAAGTTTTGAGTAGTCACTTTGTGAACCAACAATCTTGTTGTACATTTCTGGTGGCATAACGAAGTTGCCCATTGAAGCGATTGTCATTGAGTTGCGGGCAATACCAGCTTCCTTCAATGCGTTCAAGTTTACTTCGTTGATTTGTTGTACGCGGTCAAAAGCACGTAGGTTTCCACCCTTTAGGGCTTCCCACATAGAGTTAACGTGTGTTTGGTAACGCTCTTTCCAATCCATATCTGCGAACTGGTTGGTCGTCTTTGCAACTTCCTCACCTGCTTTAGCTTCGCCTTCTACAGCTGGCTCTTGTGCGTTTTTAGCGTAAAAGTTCTTAACGAAACCTTCGAGGACTGCGTTCATCTCTTTTCGCAATTCGTCTTTTGTCATTTCGATTTCTTCCTTTTCTGTTTCAGCTTCTGCTGAGTTTTCTTTAGCAATTTCTTCCAAGCCTTTATCAGCCTCTTTAGTATCGCCTTCTAATTTTTTCTTTTCTAGAGCAATAAGCTCCTTTACTGCCTCGGTGAGATCTTCAACAACTTTGTCACTGACCTCATTGTCAACAGCTTCCACTTCAGTTTCTACTTCCTCTTGTTCAGCGTTTTCAACCTTTTCGGTTTCTACCTCTTCTTTTACATCTTCCTGAACTTCAGTTGTTTCTACTTCGGTGTTTTTGACTTCTTCTTCAGTCATGTCTTCACCTTTCTCGGTTACTAACTCTTCTACTTCTTTGTCAACCTCAAGTCCTGCCTTTTGAGCCTCATCAATTGAGTTCTTGACGATTTGGTTAACAGTAGCTGAGTAGTTGTTTGGGACAACCACTTGTGATAGACCTACCATTTCGTGGGAATAGTACATTCCATCAGTTGGATCTGGGCTGCCACCTATTGTTTCTATGCTGAATGCACCTGAGAACCCTTGAGTTAGCAAGTTGTAGGCAATACGAGCATATGTATTGCTATTAATTGCATAGACGATTCGGTCAACGGTAACTTTACCATTCTCTTTTTTTAATCCTTCTACACGACCAATGATGTTGCGTAACTTATCTTCATGGTCAGCAGTCAATTGTCCTGCATATTTAGAAAGATCGAGAGAGTCAATATCGTACTTTGTCCCATTACGCTGCACTGTTGAGTCAGTAATGACTAGTGCGGGATTGAAAGTAACGACACCTTCACCTTCGTCTGTAAAAGAGTTCTTGGTCACATCAACAGGTATTTGTGTTTTGCTCATGTGAACCTTTCATTTAGTGTTCGAGTGATAACTGGCTGTTATTTAGCTCTTCGTATCTGGAGTAATTATATCAGATTGTTATTTTTTAGCTCTGGTACGGGAATTTCGAGTAGGTTTAGTATAGATAGCTTCTATTTTTTCACTAACAGATACTTGGTTAGTTAACAATACTGCCATTGATTCATCAATACTACCAAGGTGTTTACTAATTTGTTGAAGAGGGATCTTTTCTACTTCATTGATTCTAGTTTCTAGGGCAGCTAATTTCGCAATCATTTCATCTAATCGTTTCTGTTGCTCTTCTAATTTAGCCTTGTATGAATCGGCTAGATCCTTATAATTATCTATACTAGTTTTTAAGGCGGTGGAGCGTGAAGTTAATACAACTCCTACAACTGTAGTAGTAAAGCCAATTATAGTAGGGATCCAAGTAAGTAAATTATCCACGCTTCGGACTCCATAGAATTATAAACACGTAACCTGACATAGCCGTTAAAATAATGATTGTATTTAAGATTGTCATAAAGCCTGCATTAGTTTGTACTAGGTCGTCAGTTATACCAGTTACTAACAGGGTAGATTCACCACAAGCAGGTTTAACCCATTTATAGTGGATTTTAATATAAGTCCCCTTCTTATACTCATAATTATACACGCCCTGTGACGTTGTTAGAGCTTGTGTATTAAACTTTTCGTCTTTAGTTGGATCAATATATATCTGTTGGTCTGAAGGCGTACCACGTTCGAATTGACGCTCACTAATTAGAGCTAGATTAGGTCCATAAGCAGCACCTAGTGTGTGAGGTTGAGCATCCAAATGTTGTATACCCTGCTTTACAATAGAGCTTGTAATAGTAGCACATTGAGATGAACCATTAAAAGCTAAGGCTGTTTCTTTAGCCTCCATTGCCAAGATATCTAACATATATTGTTTCTGACGGAGAATAATATCTTTATTGTTACTTGTTTCAGCTTGATAAGAAATAGTTAAGAATACTGATGCAACAAAACATAGCACTAATGGTAGTACTATTTTTGAATATGCTAGAAACTTCTTAATTCTTCTTGTCATTGTTAGGTATAGGTTTCACTCTTACTGAAAGCATTGAACGTGCCATTGAATCTACATAGAAATTGAATACCATTTGACAGTGGCGACATTTTACTTCACCACTTGAGCCAGGATGAACTTTCACACATAGATGATTGCACTTCATTAGCTTGTTACTTTTTTTCGCTCTTACCATTGCTGGGCAACGGATTTCAAATAACTTCGCCTCCTCCATAAGACTAGTCCTCTACAACATTTTTAACTTTAGCCATATTTTTAGCTGTCACTTTTCTGAGTACAGGACCAGCTTCTGAACCCATGTCTAATTCTTCATAACCTTTCGGTACTTGTGCTTCTTTGTCTTCTTTAATGACAGATTTCTGGTTTTTCTTCCATTCGGCTAGGGTCTTTTTCTCTTCCTCCGACATTTCAAAGCCAGGGATTTGTTCTAGTTTAAGTAGACGATTGATTTCTAGATCCATATTATTCCTCTCGTTATTTCTTTCATTATACAATTTTAATCTATTTAGCGGTTGGTGAGTCAGGACCATCTGTAGTTAGACGGTTAGTTGGGTGTCCTTGGATTTCGATTTCGCCAAACATAACAGTAGTAGTGTTTCTGGATGCTTTATTTTCAAGCACAATGTCTATATTGTATTTACCAGGCTCCAACCAAGCAGCTTGTTTATGAATAGGGAAGATGATTTGCCCTTCACGTGGATCAATATTGCTCATATCTGTTGGATTATCACAATCTATATCTACTTTCCACATGACATTGTTATAACCCTTAGTAGTAGTGCGTTCTTGTTCGTCAGGTGTTGCATCATCCATTGATTGGTCGTATTCGTTATTCTTTACCGTTAAGCAAGCCTTATAGCCTACAAGGGATAGTTTTTCTGTTCCTCCTGTAGTTTGTTTCTTCCAGGACCAACGGATTACTCCAGTATCTCCTCG